GCGTTACATCACGAAGAACAAAGGCGGTGATGGTTTTGGGAAGGTAATTGGCGCTGGTGAGCGCGACAAGAATTTAGCTAAGACAAAGAAAGCTAATGAAGAAGCGCAGGCAAAGGCTGAACAAGCCAGAGCAGCCCAGCGCATGAAGCATTATTACAACTACGTCAATAACAACCCAGCGAACCCAGAAAGCCCACAAGGTATTTATGAGCGTTTTACTGGTATGGATAGGGCTGGCTTAGAAGCGACTATAGAAGAGCAATTGTCTGATCCTAATCTAGACCCAACAATACGTCAGGAAATGGAAGACCTAATAGAAAGCATGAAGTATGGCGAGAAGGTTTCTGGGTTTGGTGCGCTTAGAGTTATCAATGGCCTCATAGCACAGAACCCTGAGACTATAGGTCTGAGGAGAGTTAGAGTCCCTGAAGACATTGCTAAGCTACAGGCAATACTGAATGCAGGCGGTGGCCAAGAAAATCCAGGGTATCTCCGTGGCTTGGCCGACAACCAAGCTATGATTGCAGACCTAAAGGAAAAACTGGAAAACGACTCTACTGTCGCTAAGTTAGACAAAAAGCGACTTAATGCTGTCTTAGATAAAATGGCTACTCATTTAGGCAAAGACCCTATGGGTACTATTGCTCTTTTTGAAGAACAGCTTATAAAAGGTGGTGTACCAGCGGATCATATGGCCACTTACTTTAACCCTTACAGGGATAGAGTGAAACAGCAGCAAAGTAAGCGTGGCAACCCCCCTCCAGAAGGCGGTGAGCCTACGCCGCCTACGCAGCCACCCCAGCCGCCTACGCAGCCACCACAGCCGCCTACTCAGCCACCACAGCCGCCGCCATTTACGGCTCCAGTTCCTGAGCCGCAGCCTACGCCAGAGCCTCCGAAGCCAAAGCCCAAGGATGTAAAACAAAAGCTTCCTCAAGCTGAAGAAGTCGTGAAGCTTTTTGATATAGGCAATAAAGGCTCTGTTTGGGAGAAAGGCATTGGCACAATAGATGACTTTCTGGCGTTAGGAAAGGCTTTAAACATAACCATAGAAATATCAAAAAGTCAGGCAGCTTTTGACAAATTTAGGAAGTCAGTTGGTTACTATGGTGTTAACGGTAAGCTTTTAAGGGGGTTCCATCAGCAACAAAAAATTAACGCATATGGTCTTCCCTTAGATGATTCCAAGAAAAATATTATTGGTGTTAAAAACGCAAAAAGCTCCACTGACCTTCAGGTGCTAATGACTTTGGCTCACGAAATAGGGCATGACATTGAGTCTACTAGTCAGCAGCCAAATGCGCTTGTGAACAGAGGAATAAGCGCACACCCTGAGAGTGGTGAAAGTACTTATCTTGTAGACAACTCTTTCCGACAGCACCTTAATTCCCTTGTAAAGGCTGCGGGACAAAAAGCGTTCCCAGCGCAGCAAGCTACTTCTAAAAAAATTAAAGATGAGATAGACGGTCTTCAAGACCTAGTTACAGTCTTTTTTGAGAAAAATGAAGCGTTGGGCAAGGGTATAGCAAGGAACAATTGGCAAAGGGAGTTTTATGCGTCAATAAAAGACATGAACCCAAAAGAAGCAACTCCTGAATATATAGCCCTAAAAATGAAGGAATATAAAAGTAGGGAGCGTACCGGCAGTATTAGGCATACACGCTATACAAAAAACGCAGCAGAGTTTGCCACAGACCCTATCTGGATTTATATGGCTAACCCTAGTCTTATGAAAGAGGTGGCACCGGAG